CAAATGGCAAACAATTTAAATAAAAAGGCATTTTTCAAAAATGATATATCTAATAACTTTGTTCCAGAGCAACCTAGTATTGGATTCTCAGATGATGATGTTAGAAATGTAGAAGTAATGAGTAAACATTTTAAAGATAAACCAGATAATATAGTTAAGACTTATTCTACTGCTGGAGGCGTTAAGAAGGAATATAAGTAGATTATAATCCCGACAAAATAAAAGTAAAGAGAAAAATTTTTTAACAAGACTATATTTATAGGATATAAACAACAAAAAAAACAAAAAAAAATTAAAATAACATGGCTGATTTATTAATGAAAATGCCGATACCTTACGAACCGAAACGCCAGAACCGTTTCATCTTAAGGTTTCCATCAAGTTTAGGTATTAACGAATGGTTTGTTGAAAGTGCTTCAAGACCATCTATCAAGATTGGAGCGACTGAAATTCAGTTCTTAAACACATCTACATTCGTTGCGGGTAGATTTAACTGGGACCCTATTAGTGTTAAGTTCCGTGACCCTATTGGACCGTCAGCGGCTCAAGCTCTTATGGAGTGGGTTCGTTTACATGCTGAATCAGTGACAGGTCGTATGGGTTATGCTGCGGGTTATAAAAAAGACATCGACCTTGAAATGTTGGACCCTACAGGAGTTGTTGTTGAGAAATGGATTCTTTATGGAACATTCTTAACTGATGTAAACTTCGGAGCGTTATCTTATAGTCAAGATGCGTTAGCGGATATCACAGCTTCTTTAAGAATGGACAGATGTGTGTTAGTATACTAATACTATTTACATAAAATCTTACTCATTTATATTTAACCGTAAAGCTAATAAACTTTACGGTTATTTTTTTATATGGACAATCAATCAAAAGACTACGGTCAAGAAAATTTTACACTACCACATGACGTGGTTCAACTACCTTCACAAGGAGTATTTTACAAAAATAAAAAGAAATCTATTAAAGTTGGTTACCTTACCGCATCAGATGAAAACATTTTGATGGGAGGTGCTAATGACTTAACAATGGCTTTATTAAGAGCCAAAATATATGAACCTGATGTTAGGGTTGAAGAATTAATAGAGGGTGATGTTGAAGCAATTCTTATTTTTTTAAGAAACACTGCGTTTGGACCTGAAATGGTAATAAATGTTACTGACCCAGTAACTAAAAAACAATTTCAAACCACAGTTGTGTTGGATGAATTGTCAATTGTTGGAAATCAAAAACCAACCGATGACGGCACATTTACAATAATGTTACCAAAATCACAATCAACTATTAAAATTAAACCATTAAATTACGGAGAGATTCAAGATATCAATCGTATGGCATCAACATACCCACAAGGTAGAGTTGTTCCAAAAGTTACTTGGAGAATGGAAAGAGAGATATTAGAAGTGGATGGTTCAAGAGACAAAGCACAAATTGCTAAATTTATTGAGTCAATGCCAATCGCGGATTCAAAGTTTATTAGAAACTTTATGAACGAAAATGAACCAAGATTAGACATGAACAAAACTATTATGGCCCCGTCAGGAGAAAAACTAACAGTGAATGTTGGTTTTGGGGTCGACTTTTTTCGCCCTTTCTTCTGAGTATAGGAAAAGTCAAATCGACGAATTTTATTATTTAACAACATTATTAAAGGTTTCCTACCAAGATTTTGAAAGGATGCCAGTATTTGTTAGAAAATATCTACTTAATAAATGGATAGAAGAAAATCAGAAGGACTAAAAAAATTGGTCCTTCTTCTATTTATATAGAAACCAAAACTTAAATGCCGTCAAAAAAAGAAATAGATGAGTTAAAAAAGAGTGTTGAAAGTCTTGCTTCACCTCTTGAACAAGCTGCCAAAGCTATGGACAGCATGTTTAATTTATCTGAACAACTGAACACATCATTTCGAATGGGTAGAACCCGAATGGATGAGTTGGGAGATGCCATCGCAAGGTCTGCAGCTGGAGTAATACGTTTAGGTGGTGATGCAGCATCTGCGGCCGCCACAATGGAGGGAATTGCTGAGGGGTCAAGAAGAAATGTAATTGCGACAGAAGAACAAGTTTCAAAATTATATGCCGCTAGTAAAATATTAGGTACAGAATCGGGAACATTAGTTGAAAATTTTGCAAGTGTAGGGTATGAAACATCTCAAATAGGTGTAAACTTAGAAAATTCTATTGATTATATCCAAAGTGTTGGATTAAATTCAAAGACGGTTATGGACGATGTTGGTGCTAACATGTCCAAAATGAACCGATATCAGTTTGAAGGTGGTGTTGCAGGTTTAACAAAAATGGCGGCTCAAGCTTCCATGTTAAGATTTGATATGCAAGAGACATTTAATTTTGCAGAAAAAGTTTTAACACCCGAAGGTGCGATTGAAACTGCCGCTGGTTTACAAAGATTAGGAGTTTCAATTGGTAATTTAACTGACCCATTTGCGTTGATGAATCAATCATTGACTGACCCTTCAGGTTTACAAGATAGTATTATTAAAGCTGCAAAACAATTTACAGAATTTGACGAAGAAACACAATCATTTAGAATAAATCCACAAGGTGTGTTGATGTTACGTGAAATTGAGGCGGAAGCTGGAATGTCTGCAGGTTCTTTAAGTAAAGCAGCATTAGCGGCTGCGGATTTAGATAAAAGAATATCCAATATTAGCCCTGAAATTCAATTTGACAAAGAGGAAGACAAACAATTGTTGGCTAATATGGCAACAATGAAAGATGGTCAATATGTTGTACAACTTAAAAATGACCAAACAGGTATAATAGAACAAAAGAAATTAAGTGAGTTAACTCAAGAACAATTTGATGCTTTAAAGGAAAGAGAAGAAAATAGACCAAAAACTCTTGAAGACATTCAAACAAGTCAATTGACCGTTGCAGAAGATATGGCGGCAAATGTTAAAGCTATTGCCGCTAAAGTTGCTTATGGTGTTGTCGCAACACCTGTAGTTCGTGAAAACATTTATGGTGCTGATAGAATCCTAAGAGAATTATCAAAAGATGTTTATAAGGCGATTCCTGAAAGTGCTAAAATTACTGAGAATGTTACAGGTGCTATAGATAAAATGAGAGAATTATTTAACGCAAAAGACGCTGGTAAAATATCTGACACAGATTTTGCTAAAAAAATTGAAGAGTTAGAGAATAGTGTTATTAAAGGGGCGAATTCGTTAGGTGAAAGTGGGGCTAAGGCACTTAAAGACATTTTAGATGCCAGTTCTAAAAACATTAAAGGAAGTAGTGGAATTGAAAAAGAATTCAGGGCATTTGCAAATGAAACTTTGGAAGCACTTGGTAAACCTGTAAATGCATCTGCTGAGGCGGTTAAACAAAAAGCACAGGCTAAACCTCTAAGTGAAGCAAATATTTTGGGTGAAACATTACAATCCAAGGTGTCATCAAAACAAATTGAAACAACTCAACCAAAGACAACTAATGTTACAAATAACGTAACTGGTAATATTAAAATAACTATAGATGGACCTGTTGGTGCCAATGGATTAACACAACAACAATTAACTCAAATATTCAACAGTGAAGGATTTAAACAATATGTTGCCACTCTTGGAAAAGATACAAAAGGTTCAGGTGTTACTAGTTATCAATGATAAAAAAAAACTCAATCAACCTATTTATTAGTAAAGATATAAATGGGTAGTCCGTTAGATTATATTAGCACCGAAGGATTCAGAAAAAAACTGATGACTCGTAATTTAGTACCTTATGCTAAATCGCCAAGTCCTGCTACGCCACCAATTACTTATGAAGTAATTCAACAAGATTTAACACCTGTTGATTCACCCGATTTCTTAATAGACACAACATTTTTTGCCGACAAACAATATCCACTTAATAGGTGGGGTAATGAAGGGGGATATGAATTTGCTCCTGACATTTCAGGAAATTTAAATACGGTTTCAAATCAAGGTGAATATGGTCCTGGACAACAAGACGCTCACATTGTTGACTCAGGATTTGCAGCAACTCAAGTATGGAGACCATTAAATGCTTACTCAAGCTCAAATAATTTTGATGCAGGTGAAGCGGTAACTACTTTAGAAACTGTTAGACCTGACCAAGATAGACCACCAAACGGACAACCATACCCAACATTTAATCCATCGTCTTATCGTTCAGTATCGATATTGTTAAATCCTGACCCACTTGGTAGTAACGGTTTATTAAGTTCTGACTCATTTATTGCTCGTTTAGGTGCCAAGACTTTAAAGAAAGAGTTTCAAGACCGTATTGGTAGAGCGATTATTAGAGAAACCATTGGACGTGCAAACATTTTAAATGTTAACAGTAGTTCAAACCTTGTTAACATATTAACAGGTAATGTTCCATTAATAGAGCCTAACTACAATATTACGGTTCCGTCAAATCCTTTGGGTGCCGCGGCACAATTCGCATTAAGTCTTGCGGGTAGTCAGGTGCCGTTCTCAACCATACCTGGTTCTTATTGGGACCCAAATATTAATCCACCACAACCAACAACAATCCAACAGGCGTTATTAGGTAATCCTTTGGCGGCAGGTGGTAAATTTATTAGTAATCTTTTAGGTGCGGGAAAAACAGGTTCTCAAATATTCTTTGAAAATACAGGACAAGGTCAAAAATCGTTATTGTTTAAGAATATTAACTTTAACAGATATAAACCAAGTTATGACCGAACATTAATTGACCGTTTGGGAGGGGCTTTGGTTGGTACCAATACAAACAACGCCAATTATTATATTGGTTCAACAACATCTGAACCATCAAGAATTTTTTCACCATCAGGGGCATTACCGAATGACCCTTATGGTAATGAAGTACAATCACCTGTTTATGGTCCTGAAGAGTTGGCACAATTATATGAAGGACCAAGTAAAGAAATTAAACTTGGAGCTAACGGACCGACTTACAGTAATGGTGGGGGTATTGAAGGTGGATTTACATGGGTATCTCCAAAGTACAAAGGAAATGCTGGTAAGAAAGTTGGTATCGGTGGTGAAATTACAAACGACGATGAGGATTTTAAACCTTCATCATATAATTCAACCGAGTCCACAGAAAGAACATTCAGAGAAGGTTCAATCTTAGACGACACTCAAAGATTGATTGATAGCCAACCACAAGGTGGAAATCGTTTAAAACATGCAGGTAATGCAATTGACCAAGTTAGTAAGGTATTCAATGACGGATACAAAGAAATGACTAAGGGTTCAAGAGTATTAAGTTATGTCGGTGCTATTGGACAAGAAGTCGGAACTGAATATTGTCGTGTATTTGCCAAAGATATTCCTTATTTACAATACAACGACCTACAAAAAACTGATGGTATTACAACCGAAGGTAGAAGATTTGCTTGGTCTGTTTTAGATAAGACATATAATCTTAACATTGCACCAAACAAACAAGAGGGAGGACAAGACTCGACTAATATTATTGGTACTATGAATAATGCTTATGCTAAAAAATATATGTTCTCGTTGGAAAATTTGGCATGGGCAACATCAAATACACCAGGTTATTCTGTTTCAGATTTAGCGGTGTGTGAGAGAGGACCTAACGGTGGTAGGGTAATGTGGTTCCCACCATATAACCTAACATTCAATGAATCGGTTCAAGCAAGTTGGAATCAAAATGATTTTATTGGAAGACCTGAACCAATCTATACTTACAAAAATACAAGTAGAACAGGTAGTTTAACATGGGACATTGTTGTTGACCACCCATCAATATTAAATGTTATTGTTAATAAAGTGTTGGCTAACGAAACTAACAAACCAAGAATTGATAGTATTTTGGATTCATTCTTTGCTGGATGTAGAAAATATGATTTATATGAATTGGCTAAAAAATATTACACAATCAATCCAAACGATTTATTCCAAATCCAACAAGCGATTACCTCTAAAGAAATTACAAGAGAACAGATGCAATATGTTATTAGTACTCTTGATGGTGATAACCCACAATTGGCGGCATCTAACAGTGGAGGTGGTGTAACAGGTTCTGGTGGTGGTGAAGCAACAGGAGCGGTCGATTTAAAAAAATACCAACAAATTGCATTTTATTTTGGTAATGATTATCCAAAACCAAAAACGGCTCCAAACTATACTCAAGAGTATGATAGATATACTGCACCAGGAAACGTTGCTTTATATAATAGTAAACCAAATGGGGCTCAGTTAGATGAGTTTTTTAATACGGTTGTGACACCAAACTATCAAATTGGTCAACAATTGGCAGATAAAATTGCGGAACTATTAACAACTAATAGTGAACAAAATACTAACATAACAATTACAATTAGTTCAAGTTGTTCGGCACCTGCCACTCAAAGTTATAATAAAGAACTTTCAGCTAGAAGAATTGCTTCGGTTATTAAATTTTTTACTGAGTATCCTGCAACTAGTAAATTTGTAAAATCAAACAGATTAATTCTTAGAAGTGGAGAAGGGTTTGGTGAAAACACAACATCACAACCAAAAAAATCTAAAAAAACTCAAGCACCATATTCAATTGATGAAATGGAAATGGGTAATACGGTAAATTGTACGGATAATGATGAGAATACTGTAGGTGGTGATTCACAAGCGGGTTCTAAAGATGTGTTTACTACAAGTGCTATGGCGTGTAGACGAGCGTTTATATCAAGTATAACAACTAATTTACAAGAGCCACAACCTATCATCACAACACCTAATAGAGAAACCACGGTAGTTACAGGTAACGTTGTAACTGTCACAGAAACACAAACAACTGTTGAAGAGACTTGGGCTCCAAAAGACAATATTACTAAAAGAGTGTTAAGAGCTTTATTATCTGAGTGTGATTATTTTGAGGTTATCAAAGAAGAAACACCTATGGTATATGATAATCTTAAAGATAAATTAAAGTTTTTCCAACCAGCGTTTCACTCAATGACACCTGAAGGTTTAAATACAAGACTTACTTTCCTACAACAATGTATGAGACCTGGTGATACAATACCTGTGGTTAAATCTATTGGGGGTAAAGATGTGTTGGAATATAATAATGCTACCAACACGGCATTTGGGGCACCACCAGTTCTTATTTTAAGGGTTGGGGATTTTTATAATACTAAGATTATACCAACAAGTTTGAGCATTGCTTATGAAGGATTAGATATTAACCCTGAAGGTATTGGGGTTCAACCTATGATAGCTAAAGTTACAATGGCATTTAATTTTGTTGGTGGTAGCGGATTAAAAGAATCTGTTGACCGATTACAAAATGCTCTAACATTTAACTACTACGCTAATACTGAAATTTATGACGATAGGGCGGATGTTACCGATACAAGTTATCAAGTATTGGACAAAGAATTCTTACAGTTCGCTGCGATATCTGGTGTAGTACCTCCAACAATTAATAGTGCTCAACCAAATAACGGATTATCCAATGAGAATACTATTGGTACAATTCTAAGTAATAGTATTACTTCTACAGGACAAACAGGTAGTATTAGTTATGAAAGTTTTATGGATAAATTTTTGGAAGAGACTCAAACGTATTTTACAACTGTTGTAAATAAAATTAGTGAAAGTGTTAATCAATATAATAATGCTTTACGTCAACAATGGATGTTAGAAAGAAATTATACTGATGGTGCGTTCTTGGTTGATAAAAATGAACCTGTAAATATGTTTGGTAAACCAAACAATACTGAAAGTAGAATTAATGTGGTTGTTGAGGAATTGTTAAAGGATATTAAAAAAGATGATGAACCGTTTATTAAATTCATTAGTAAACCTGAATACAATTTTTCAAATAAAATTATAAGACAACTTAAAGAAAATTATACAAATTTTGTTAAAACAAAAAGCGGTACGTACCAAAATGCGATAACAAAAATTACTCAAGACATGACAAATGTTCAACAAGTGTATGTTGGATATGTTGCAAGAGCAAATACTGTTGTTTATTTTCCATCTGCATATCCAGGACCTTCAGGTACTGATGGTAAACAAGATAAGACAGGTAATGTGATATCATACACTATATTACCAACAACAACCGTGGACCCTAGTTCTCAAGGTGCAAGTGATACTTTGATTGAATTAGCTAATGATATATTGGCTATTAAGAGTGGTATTACTGAATTTAATACAATTACAAATGGAACTGTTGCATTTAAATTTAATACGGTAACATATGAGGGTACCTTAGTATTTCCTCCAAATTATAAGTTACCCGAAAATCAAAAAGTCTTTATTCCATTTAGTAATCTTTCAAATTTTATTGATGTACCATTTAGAAGAGTTTATATGATTATTTCTGACGATGTTGTTGATACTAAAAAATATGAAACCTTTAGAAATGCGATGATTGGTAATATAATTAGTAATCAAGGTCTTATTGGTAGTCCAGAAAATTCAACTAACTTAACAACACGATTCAATGAATATTGGAATACGATTGCCAAACCAGCGTTTGTAAATGAAAATGATATAACTAAAGAGTTTATTAAACATATGCAAACACAAGAGTTACAAAATTTCTTAAAGTTTACACCTTACACTTTAAAGAAAAAAAGGTTATTTACATATACTACGGAGAATGCAAATACTGATGGACAAATAGCGTTGATTAAAGGTTTAGGTGCAACTGAAAACCAAAACACAAATAATAAAACATGGGACGATGAGGTATCAAGCGAGGTATTCATCTCAAAGGCAAAATTTAACTAATGGCATATCAATATTGGAATAGATATAGTGATTTTTTAATTAATGGTGAACAAACCGTTGTTCCTTTTGTGCAATTACCTCAAAAACCAACAGACAAGTCTTACATATATAAAGTGGCACGTAGTCGATTGGATGTAGTATCTCAAGAATATTATAACTCACCATATTTTGGTTGGTTAATATTACAAGCGAACCCACAATTTGGAGGGTTAGAAAATAATATATTCGATGGGGCGGTATTGATTATTCCTTATCCACTACTACCTTCATTACAGGACTATAAAGCGGCGTTAGATAACTATTTCTATTATTATGGCAGGTAACAAACCAGGAGACAACAGTGGAAACGTATTAGTAGAATTTGATTATAACAACATTATTGTTGTTGACCCAAATAAAACTATTGATGCGTTTGGTAATATTAGTGAAAGATTGGTTGACCATGAAAATTTGGTTATGTTTGCCAACCTTGAAGCTGAAGTATTGCCAAGAACTAAGTTGGCGGTTGGAGGAAGTCCTGAAGATAGAGCTAGAGTTATTTCTGTTGCTAAAATAAATTTTTTAAGACCAACAGAAAATACATATTTAACTACAGGTTATTATGATGAACTAACAGGTAAGGGGGCTAAAAATGGTTTAGGGGATAATCAAACAAGAATCCAAACTATCGCACCAAATGATGGGACAAAACCATACGATAGAGTTACTGTAAATAACCCTGGTAATACATCAACTGATAACGGTTTATTAGGGATAACATCAATTAATGTGAGGACAAGTAGTTCATTTATTCCCCAAGTTACTGTTCTTCTTGAAGATATTCAAGGAAAGGCATTGTTTGAGTTGGGAGATAATTCACCATATGCTGCATTCTTCAATTTACCATACCCTCCATTTTATTTAACCCTTAAAGGGTTTTATGGGCAAGCCATTAAATACCAATTAAACTTAAAGACATTCCACGCTTCATTTAACACGTTTAGTGGTAATTACCAAATTCAGTTAGAATTTGTTGGTTATAAGTTCAACATCCTCAATGAAATATCAATGGGACACTTGTTGGCGACACCACACATGTACAGTACAAGATTTGATATTTCTAAATCACCAACATCTGCTGAGGGGGGTAATAAAAATATAGAATCAACTACAAAACAAAGTAACACAATTGCAGGTCAGGCAAGTAATAGTCAAAATGATGTGGTTACTCAAATTGTAAGTGAAAAGGGTTATCAAAAAGTAATTGAAGTCTATAGTGAGTACAAAGCCAAAGGGTTACTTGACCCTGATTTCCCTGAAATGACGTTTGCTCAATTCATGAATTCATTAGAAAACTTTGAAAAAACCATCATCGATTCATATACCAAAGTGGATGTAGAACCATTGACTAATATTAGGGCTTACAAAGAAATTTTAAAAAATTATTATAATGAAATCTATGCTTCTGATACGTCTTGGTATAATACATACATGGACTTAAGACCAATTGTATTAAATAATGGAACGTATGTTTATACATTTAAAGAAACGATATTAAAAGACCCAACAAGACAACAAGCCGCTCGAACATTGTTGAGTGGGTTTACTTCACAATTCAATGAAAGATTGGCGGAAAACCCAACACTAGGTGTTAAAGGTGCTGCACCTATTAAAAATAGTATTACATATGATACTATGTTGATTAATGTTAATGTCAATGATATTGATTTAACTAAAACAACAATTCAACGAACTGGAATATTATCACCAACCACTGCTGATACTAAGTCGACTGACATTTATTTAAAGAATTTATATAATACAGGTGTTGAGGTAAATACAAATACTCTTAATGTTATTAAGCCCCCATTTTTTATTTTTAAATCAAATACAGTAACAAGTCAAGTTGAACCAAGATTTGAAAATTTAATTTATCAACTTGAGGCTGAAGCCAATAGAAAGTTGACCGATTATGAAACAAGACTAACGGCAGACTTTTCAAGAAAAATCGAAGATAGTAAAATCGGTCTTGGATTTAGACCAACGGTAAGAAATATTTGTGCGGTTATAATGGCGTCAGCAGAAGCATTTATTCGTTTAATGGATGAGGTTCATACAAACGCATGGAATGTAAAATATGACCCAGTCAGACAATTATCTATTTTAGATAATCCATCATCGGCACCTGGTACTGATACTTTAGGTAATATTAAAAAATCACAAGAATCTGCAAATCAAAACCAAGGGTTATCGACAAGTCAAGTTCCTGTTTATCCTTGGCCACAATTCTTTGTAGAAACCCCTGACGATAAAAAAGGACGTTTTCAATTAAGATATATTGCGGACCCTTCAGTTGTTGATATCACTAAAGGTTACCTTTATGATAAATGGCCTGAAGTTGAGTTTGTTGAAGAATATATGAGAGGTATTACTCAAAGGTTTAATCCTCCAATCGCTCAAGTACCGACAGATAGTCAAGCAACTACAAATATAATTAACATTAATGCTATTGAATACCCATCAAACGGTATTGCGTATGTTAGTAAAGAGGAGATTAAATTCTTCTATGAAATTTGGGAAAGACAATTTTTAACTGCCAATTATTCGGGATACATTAGAGCTAATGGAAATCAGTTAAGTCAGTTAAGCGAATTAATTTTAAGTTCGGAAACAACTAATATTGTTACAAGTTTAGGTATTAGTTCGCCATTTTTAACTTTAAAACTTAAAAATTATAATATAACTGCGGAAAATTACGAACAAACTTTGTCTAACTTTTCTAACCAAGGTACTGGTAGGGCTTATCAAGAATTCATAAGAGATTTCTACGTAACTCCTTACATTAGAAATTTAACCGAAAACTCGTTTAACATTCTTACTACAAATGATTTAGGTAAAGAACCTCAAAATCCTGCCAAATATGAGGCGTTAGAACAATTAGTTAAAAATGCGTCAAATGACCCATTGGTTATTGATACGTATCCTTTTACGGACCCTAGTTGGGTTTCTAGTAATATGGCTCAAAGTAGTACCAATGCAAACAATTCGGTTTATAATACAACACAAGTATTAAGAGTCTTTAAAGAAAGAAATGTAATATCAAACTTTGATAGTGTTTATAATTACACAACAAATAGACCTGTAACTAATTTTTCTTACTTAACGGTAACAGACCCTATTAGTGAAATATCATCAACTAATTTATCGATATTTTTAGATACTAGAAAAAATCCCGATAATTTTATACCGACTGAAGGATATGTTAATCATACAAGACAAATAAATAATATTACAACTGAAACGACAACAACCATGTTGAATACACCATACATGGTGAATGCAATTCAAAACGGTGTATTAAATTGGAGAAAGAAAGACAAGTATCCATATGTTCAGGCGGCGTATTTATTTATCAATTCATTACCTTTAGCATCGTTAAAAGAAAAATATAAGACTCAAAACTCTTCAAACGATTTAGATTATATTGCATCTTGTTTTAAAAAGTTTGGGGCTATACATAAAATGCCATATGCTTGGGTGTTAAAGATGGGTTCTATTTGGTATAGATATAAAACCTATAAAACAACTGGTGTTGATTTTTTGGATAGTGCTTGGACCAATTTTGATTATAAAGTTAATTTTGACCCAGTTACAAGTTCTGATACAAAAACATATAAATTTGAGTTTGACGGAATTAAAGAAATTACATTACAAAATACAACATCTGTTAATAACCCAAAAATACAAACAGGTTTCTATCCTAAAGTGATTAATGACTTTAACGTATTTTATAATGGTTATGACTTATATACAGGTTATACTAACACTGAAATTCAAGCAAGTATTGGTGGTGGTATGAAAGTGTATAACTTTAAAGATTCAAACATTAACCCAAGTAGTTCGATTGTTGACCTCTTAACTGGTTTCCCAAAAATTTCAACTATTGAAACATGGTCTGTGGTGTTACCTGATACGGTAATGGATTTAGAAAACTTGGCGGTTAATTGTAGACCAAATAGAAATACAACAAGTAATAGTTATTTTATTGTCCCTTCATTTGGTTCACCTATAAACCAAGTAAACGTTGAGTTATTACAAAATAATGTTCAAATTGTTCCGTTCTTAAATAATCCTTCAATTTATAATGGTTCTGTAAGGATGTTATGGTCGGCACCAAACTACGGTTATTTTAATAATGAAGAAATAGTTAAGCCAACTCCTGACAAATATGTTAATAAAATTTTAACTGGTAATACAAAACAATCGGCATTTAAATTATTGATTACTGACGAGTATTCAAACATTGAAGAAATATTCTCTGTGTTTGATAAAAGTATTTTAGATAAATTTGAACAAGAATTTTTAAACTTCTCTAAACCAATTGCAGATATTGATTTAGGTCCACAAGTTGTTGTACCTGTTGGTGAATCACCAATTGACAATACTGCACTATATAGGAACTTCCAATATTTGTTCAGAAGTTTAATGACGGTAAATTCAAATAATGGTACGACAAATTCAGAATATTTTAATACTCTTGGTAACACACAATTAGTTTCATTCTCTAATACAATTAAATCATTTTTAGAATATGATGTGATGTTAAAGTATGGAAATCCTGCCAATTACAAAAGGAGAGTTGTTGATTCGTTTATTACATCCAATAACGGACCAAATGTTGTAACGGACCCAATTAATTTTGGTACCTACATTAATAACACATTACCTTCAAGTGGGGGTGGAATAACGTTGGCTCAATCTAAGGCTCAATATCCTGCGGAGTGGTTGGCGTTAGAGACTGAAATTGGGTTTTCAACCATTCAAAATTTGGCGTACACCAATCAAGGTTCATACATTACAGATTTCTTTATTGATAATAACATTGGATTTACCGTTGATAATATTGTTTTATGTTCACAATTGATTAAACAATATGCTACACAAAAACTTCTTACACCAACTTTAAATAGTGTTGAATTCAAATCAAGATTACAACTTTATTTGAATGGTACCACTGCAATTCAAAATTTATTTTTAAATCAAATATTAACAGGTGTTCGACTTGCATTACCTAATCAACAAGAATTACCTGAAAAGAAAATACAAAGTGTTATTGATGGACAACAATCTAAAGTTGAAAACTATGAGGTATTCAAAGCTCTTAACGATAAATGGATTGCGGGTGGGGATTACTCAAGTAAAACATTATTTGAAGATTTTTTATTCTTAGACAGAGCATCAAGAAATATTGGTGATACTTTGTTGGTTGATATCTTCTCATTAAAAGATACTCTTTTGGGAACTAAAACTTTTGAGGAATCATCATTTAATATGGAAATGAGTGTATTCACATTCATAAGTGGAATCCTTATTAGAAATAAGTTTAATGTAATGCCATTACCTGCTTATGTTAATTTTTATAATGTGCAGGATGCTGATGGAACAACTCTTTCACAAAGTGCTGAAGGTTCTTTAGAATTCGCTGATAACATGTGGGGTACATTCTTGGATGTTGATTATAGAAAATCAAGTCCAAAGGTTGTTTGTTTCTATGCGGGACTACCATCATCTCAATTAGATTTACCAAAAGGTAATTCAAGATTTAGGGACGATTCATTTGAACTACGACGAGCATCTGAAAATCCATTAATTGAAAATCAAGTTGGTAAAAAAGATTGGGCGCTTTCAAATAAATGTGTTGGTTTTAATGTTGATATTGGGACAAGAAATCAAAATATATTTTATTCGTTTGAGGTTTCTATGGATAGTGGTAAGGCAACATCAGAATCAATACAGACTCAAATTGACATGGTAGACCAAGCTAATGGTAAAAATGTTGCGACTCAAAACGTAGGATTATATAATTTATACAAAAAGAGAAGTTATCAATCTAATGTAACTTGTTTGGGTAATGCATTATTACAACCAACCATGTATTTCAACTTAAGACATGTTCCAATGTTTAATGGTCCTTACTTAATTACCGAAGTTAATCATATAATTCAACCAGGTTCGTTTCAAACAAACTTTACTGGAATTAGACAAGGTGTTTATGATTTACCATCTATTGATAATTTATTACAAAGTTTGAATCAAAATTTATTGACTCAGATTGAAACTGCCATTTTAAAGAAAAAAGAAAACATACCTGATAAATTAAATACTAATATAAATAAAACTGCACTTCTTTCACAAATAGGTGAAAACACTGCAGCCGCTGTAAATAGTTGTACTTTATCGTTAAATACTAACTACGTTACTTGGGGTGATTTTGTCGAATCTGCGACAACTGGATTAACACCACAAGAGTTAGCCGACGCCATTGTTGCCAAAACAAGTAATGCAAATTTACAAATCCTTATTTACTTAATGTGTTATATTAAAACATTTAATAAAGATAAGTTCTATGGGTATAATAATAACTTTGCCAATGTTGAATTAAGTGTATATTGGGGACCAAGTACACAATATTTTATACAAAAACAATCATCATGTGTTTCGGTTTCAAACTCAAATGCGACAAACAACCCAACACCAATTGCGAACTTTAATAGTCTTGATAAATTCCTTGATTTTATGGTTGCAAGATTAACTCCAAATGTGAGACGTATTTTATTTGGTGAAAATGGAAATGCTCCGTTAGGATTACCAAAATTTTATGTTTGTTATTGGACGCCAGCAACAAATGAGACCCCTAATATAACCCCTGAATATTTTGATGAAAACCAAAGTGAATTTGAAACACTATTTGATACCGTTAAGAAAGGATTAAAATCTGCTAATGAAGTACAGTTGAGTGGTGATGCTAATAATACTGTTAAAGCCGCTGATAAAGCTCAAGAACAACAAATTGCTAGTGGTGGTACAGGTGCAACCAATAATCAAAACACTACAACAGTTAGTGGTCCTATTTGTTTACCGCCATCTATTACATCGTTTACTCCATTAACGGGTGTAACAGGTACAATCGTTAATATTATTGGTAATGATTTAGGTTCCGTAACGGCCGTTACGATAAATGGGGTTACGGTAACAACAGGAATTACTATTAACAGTGAAACCAATGTGGTGGTTATTGTTCCGTTTAGTAATACCACAATTGCACAAAACAATGTAATAACTGTTAAGGGTGTATATGGTGACGGCTCAAGTACAACAACGTTTACTTATAATCCATTACAAACAACTGCGGCACCACCAACAATCGCACCATTAGTTCCACCAAATAGTAATACAAATCCACAACAAACAGGACCTGTTATTATGATTCAGGTTACAAGTTACAATAATGATAATTTAACTGTAATCATAAACCCCGAATATTACCCAACAGGAAATACTGCGTTATCTCCTTGGAACTTCCAATACACAGAACAAGATACTACATTAGATTATCAATTTGTAAGATTGAGTGCGACATCAAACAATCAATATGTTCAGGTAATTTTAGGACAAGGTACTCTTACACAAGATTTAGATAGTTATTTCGTTAACGAAATTAAATTCCAAATTGATTCAAGCTCAATAGTATCTGATTTTGATAATCAAAATATTGATATACCACCAGGTACTACAAAGATACTGTGTAAATTTGGACTTACCGCTCAAAGAGTGGACCAACCAAATATAGGACAAGAGGCGACTCAATGGTTCCCATTC